CCGTATAAACTGCACCCGCTGGCGGAGTGGGGCATGCCGGAAGCCGACGCCATGGCATATTGCTATGAAAACGGGTTTTCGTGGCTGGAGGGCACGATCCGCCTTTATGACGTGCTGGACCGTGTTTCGTGCTGGTGCTGCTGCAACAAGAACCTGCGGGAACTGCGGAATATGTGTATTTACCTGCCGGAATACTGGGAGCGCCTGAAAGACCTGCAACGGAAAATAGACAGGCCAATGAAAGGCTATTACAAAGGCAAGCCGCGCGGCGTGTTTGAACTGGAACAACGGTTCCGCGCAGAATTGGAACAGGAGGCAAGAGCATGAGTAAAGCTGTTTTGATCAGCATTCGCCCGGAGTGGTGTGAGAAGATCATGAGCGGGCAGAAGACCATTGAGGTGCGCAAGACGCGCCCGAAGATGAACCCGCCGTTTAAGTGCTATATCTACAAATGCGGAAACGGCAAAGTCATCGGGGAATTTCTGTGCGATGAGATCATCAACATTAACGGCGCGGGAAGAATCCCATCGGACATTGCACGGCCAACCTGCCTGGAGCCTGCGGAGCTGCACCAGTATCTCGGTGCTGCGGTTGGCTACGGCTGGCACATTTCCAATCTCAAAATTTACGATCACCCGCGCGATCTGTGGGAGTTTACCGGCCTGCGGGAGACGAAATTCGGATTGGCACCTGGGCCAATCACGCGCCCGCCGCAGAGCTGGCGGTATGTGGAGGAAGAGTTATGGAGCGACTGACTAAATGGAACGAATCATCGTATAAACACGCCTATTACCCGCGCTGCTTTAAAGAACCGTGCTACGGCAGAGGGTGCAAAATTAAGGATTGCCCGTTTGAAATAGCGGTGTGTGAGCGACTCGCAGCCTACGAGGACACGGGGCTGACGCCGGAGGAAATCAAGGCTCCGTTTACGGAGGATACGATGATAAATCTGGCAGCGCAGGCGCTGGGCGTGGAGACTAGCCGCCTCCGCGGGCTTGCCGAGGCCGACAAGGACGGGCGCGTGGTCGTGCTGCCGTGCAAGGTGGGCGACGGGCTTTGGACATTCTGTAGTCACCCGGTCGAGCAAGTTTACAGTTTTACTGTGACAGATATAAGCACGCTTAATGGGAGAACTCTGCTGAACACATCACGCTGCGGCGTTATGGATGCACGTGATGTCGGCAAGACGGTTTTCCTCACCCGCGAGGAGGCCAAAAAGGCGCTGCAGGAAATGGAGGGCAAGGCATGAGCGACCCGGGAGTAATCCGTGGGACAATTGATGGACAGGAAAAGTATTGCAGAATCCCAATCCGTAGCCGCTTGTATGAATCCGTGATGGAAGATAATACGACGGAGCTTTCCTCGGAGGCGATTCTCGCCATGCCGCACGACAAGGCGGCTGCGGTGATTGATGCAATTATGGCGGACTGGCTCTACTGGCTCAAGAGAGCCGGGGAGTTGTGGGTACTGACGCGCAATTCCGCCGAGGAAACGGAGGGCAAGGCATGACCAGAAAACGCGCAAGAAAGATCCTCATGTCTATCGGCACGAGCCGGAACCATGCAAACTGGGGGCTGACGGCAAAGCCGCGCTGGAAGACAAACGCCGGTGTGGTATAGGACACGCTGGCGATCAAACTGTACGCGAAGCTGCTGCGGAAGAAAATGAACGAGGGCGGAATAACGAAGGAATCTGCATTCCATGCGGGAGAGATGAAGGCAAGTGAACTTTGGTTGAGGGAGGTAAACCATGCCTGAGGAATACATCAAGCGCACAGATGCGGTTAAAATTGCCGAAAAGTACGGGCTTGCGAACGGCTCTGTATTGGGACGGCATACCGGACTGGCGGATTGCATTGCAAGCGAGATTTCAGAGTTGCCCGCCGCCGACGTTGCGCCGGTGGTGCATGGGTGGTGGAAGAAAGTGCGGAAATCAAGGAGTACATGGGAGTGCTCAGTCTGTGGTACAAAAGTAGGCGCATTTTTTGCGGGATGCTCTCAATATTGCTATTGCTGTGGTGCGCAGATGGGCGGCATAACCGAATGAACGGACTGCGCTTTGAGAGCATGGCGGATATGCCGCCCAGAATGCGGGAGGCTTACGCGCGGCAGGTGTTTCCGAAGGCACCGGCGCAGCAGGCTGCGGCCAAGTACCACAACGCGCCCGCCGAGCGGGCCGGGGTCCGGTTTGACAGCCAGAAGGAGGCGCGGCGGTACGACGAGCTGATGGTAATGCTCCGGGCTGGCATTATCTCCGATCTGCGCCTGCAGCAGCAGTTCACGCTGCAGGAATCTTATATGACAGAGACCGGAGAGCGGATCCGAGCGGTGCGGTACACGGCGGACTTTTCGTACAAATTCGGAGGCAAGCTCGTCGTCGAGGACGTGAAGTCCAAGCCGACGCGGACGAAGGAGTACCTGCGCAATAAAAAATTCATGCGCTCGAAATTCGGAATCGATATACAGGAGATTTAAAAATGCCGGAAGAAAAAAACGAATGCCGGACGGGAATGCCGTGCGGCCTGCCGAAAAGCGGGAACGCCTGCATGAACCGCACGACGGCCTGCTGCCTGAAATGCGGCTGGAATCCGGATGAGCAGGTGCGGCGCAGGGCGCTGCCGCTCAAAAAGAGCGAGGACGGCCTGCTGCACAAGGATATCAGCACCAAGGAATAGGCAATCAGCCGGGGAACCATATTTTATCGGACTTATGCCGCAGCCGCTCCGCCATGAGACGGCTGCGGAAGGAAACCCCGGCTTTGCACCCGGCGCACGGAAAATCCCTCAAGCTCTGTGCGCCGGGAAAGCGCGTGAGACGTGCGCAAAAACGTCATCCCACACGGGGTATCGCATAGGCCCCGTGCATCGCTTGCCTCCTTTTTATAAGCCGCCTGACGGCAGTCAAGGGCGGCTCGCCCGGAAATGCGCAGCGTTTGTCAAGCGAGCGCGGCGCGCCGGTGCGCAGACGGTGAAAGCCCGTCCTGCCTACGGGGGCCGGCCCCCAGACGAAGGAGTGTGAAACTATGGGCAAATCCAACAAGGTCGCGTTGGTCTGCCAGGTCTGCGGGGCCACATTTTACAAAGTGCCGAGCGCGATCACGATGGAGACAAGGTGCTGCTCGAAGGAGTGCCGCGGGAAAGTGCAGGCAGAAAGACTGGAGCAGCGCCGCCGGGAGCTTGCAAAGGAGCTGGAGGACCTGCGCACCGAGAGCCCGGAAGGCGAAAAGCGCTTGCCGCACAGGCTCGTCCGAATCCGCATAACGGCCAA